TAACTACAATTAAAGCCATGCTTCCATTAAGCGTTATTACAAACATTCAATTAAATGACAGGTTAGTAATTCGCGATAAACGCTATATTATTAACGATATTAAAATGGAGCTAACAACTGGCGAAGCAACCTTAACGCTTTACAATGATTTTAGAGACATTCAATTACAAAACTATAGAATTGTAGATAGTGGGTTAAATATTGTTTTATTCATATTTGTTTATCGAGAAGGTAATAACTCAGCGACAATAACACGAACACCTGTAGGAATGACACTAAGCACAAATACAATTAATTGGGTTGGGGACGATCGAGAACCAAAAGTAGTAGCAGGAACAGTAAGCGTAAATACAAGTGGCTTACCTCGTAGATTTACCGTAACTACTACCTACGTAAATGGAGCGCAATTATTTAACTACGTAATACAAGAAGCATGATAAAGAACATAATTGATATGTTAAAAATTAGTGATTTTGTTGGGGTTTCTGAGAATATAGAAATAGCCAAGGGAAAACACGAAGTAAAAAGCACGGTTAAAGATATTTGGAAACAGTCATATAGAGAATTTAAAGTAAAAAGAAATGGCAGAAAAAAGGGTAATTGAGTTAGAAATTCAAGACAATAGCAAAAGTTTAAAATCACAGTACAAAGAAGCGGTTCAAGAACTTCAAAAGGTTTCCGCTCAGTATGGTGAAACTTCGCAACAAGCTATTAAAGCTGCTAAGGCAGCAGCTCAGCTTAAAGACCAAATGGAATTTAGTAAGGACTTAATAAAAGGTTTTAACCCTGATGCTAAATTTGATTCTTTAAGTCGTTCAATCGGTGGTGTTATGGACGGTTTTCAAGCCTATGAGGGTGCGTTGGGTATAATTGGTGTTGAAAGCGAAGACTTACAAAAAACCATGTTGAAAGTTCAGTCTGCTATGGCACTTTCTCAAGGCATACAAGGCGTTCTTGAGGCTAAAGATTCCTTTGCGCAATTAGGGACGGTAATTAAAGACGCCGCAATTAAATTAGGAATTTTAACCGTTATAGAAGAAGAAAACGTAGTAGCAACGGAAGCCCAAGTAGTTGCGAATGAACAAGCGGCAGTAAGTTTTAAAGAAACTGGGGTAGCGGCTAAAACTTCATTAAATGGAATTAAAGGCGCACTTGCAGCAACTGGTATAGGATTACTTGTAATTGCCTTGGGTGCTATTGTCGCTTATTGGGACGATATTAAAGCCGCTGTAAGTGGAGTAAGCTCAGAACAAGCTAAATTAAATGAACTTTCACACACAAATTTTGAAACTTCTAAGGAACAGTTAAGCACTTTAGACGCTCAAGATAATGTTTTAAAGTTGCAAGGGAAAAGCGAACGTGAAATATTAAATTTAAAAATAGCCAAAGTAAATGCAGCTATTGAATTAGGAAAAATAGAACTTGAAAACGTAATTAGAACAAGTAAAGCGGAAGAGGAAGCAGCTATTAAAAACTACAATCTTACAAAAAGCATAGTAAATTTAATTATTGACACGGCTTTATTTTTACCTAAGCTAATGATAAAGCCTATTGATTTAGCAATACAAGGAGCTAACAAAGTAAGCGAAGCGTTAGGATTAGGTAAGTTAGTTAGTTTTGATTTAGGGAAAACAATTGAAGATTTAGAAGACAAGGCAGCAGGTTTTGTAGCAGGTTCTTTGTTTAATGTTGAGGATGTAAAAGCGGAAGGTGAAAAAACACGAAAGGGAATTGAAAAGGAATTAAAAGACTTAGAAAATCAAAAAGCAGGGTTTCAATTATCCATTAAGGAAATAGATAAAAAAGCGGTTGAAGATTCTAAAAAACAAAGAGAAGATGCATTAAGCGAAGAAGAACGTAAACAAAAAGAACATCAAGAAAAATATTCCAATATTGAGAAGTTAAAAACTAAATCAGTTTTAGACGCTTCAAACGAACGAATAAATAAAGAAAAACAAGAGACTGAATTTCAAAGAGCGCAAAACGATATTAAAGTAAAAGCTAATCAAGAATATTTAGACAAACTAAAAGCACAAGACGAAGTAGAAGCAGCAAGAAAAAAGAAAAATAGAGATTTTGCTATTGAAGCTGCTCAATCTACATTAAGCACTATTTCGAGTCTTACAGAATTGTTTGGTAAGAAAAACGAAAAGGCGGCACGCAAAGCATTCCAAATTAACAAAGCAGCACAAATAGCGAATGCTACTATTGACACTTATAAAAGTGCTACAAGTGCTTATGGTTCTCAGTTAGTTGTAGGAGACCCAACGTCACCAATTAGAGCAAGTATTGCAGCGGGTATAGCAATCGCTGCAGGTTTAGTAAACGTAGCTAAAATAGCTTCTCAAAAATTTGAGGGTGGTGGTTCTTCTGGTGGTGGTTCTGCTCCAAGTTCTGCAGGTGGTGGTGGTAGTATGCAAGCACCTAACTTTAATGTAATAGGAAGTTCGGGAGTTAATCAATTAGCACAAATCCAACAGCAACCTACAAGGGCGTATGTAGTAAGTGGAGACGTAGCAAATGGCTTAAGTCTTGAGAGAAATAGGTTACAAAATGCAACTTTATAACGTTTAAAAATTATGGATAAGAAAATAATCGAGTTAATTATTGACGAAAACGATTTACAAACAGGAATCCATGCGGTTAGTGTGGTTCATTCTCCTGCAATTGAAGAGAACTTTATAGCCCTTTCAAAACACGAAATAGAACTTAAAGAGATTGACGCTGAAAAGAAAATCTTAATGGGTGCGGCGTTAGTTCCTAATAAACAAATTTTAAGGGCTGACAAAGACGGAAAGGCTTATTACATATATTTCAGCGAAGATACTGTTAAAAAGGCTTCTGAATTATTCTTAATGCGCTCTAATCAAAATAACGCTACCTACGAACATAACCAAAAGTTAAAAGGTATGAGTGTAGTTGAAAGTTGGTTAATCGAAGATGAGGTTCACGACAAATCTGTAAAGTACGGGTTTAATTTACCGAAAGGAACTTGGATGATTTCAATGAAGGTAAATAACGAGGATGTTTGGAAAGACGTAAAAGACGGAAAAGTAAAAGGTTTTTCAATAGAGGGATATTTTGCCGATAGATACGAAATGAGCCAAGAAAAAAACGAACGAGAAGAAACAATAGCTTTTTTAAAAGAAATACTTGACACTAAATTAGAAACCTATAACGACTATCCGAAAGAAGCAAGTGAAAACGCAAAGATAGCTTTAAGATACGCAGAAGAAAACGGATGGGGTGATTGTGGAACACCAGTAGGAAAAGCCCGAGCAAATCAATTAGCAAACGGAGAAAATATAAGCGAAGAAACTATTGCACGAATGGCAAGTTTTGCACGTCACAAAGAAAACTCACAAAGAGAACTTGGGGACGGATGCGGACGATTAATGTGGTTAGCTTGGGGTGGTGATGCTGGTATTGAATGGGCGCAAAGAAAATTAGAACAAATCAGAAATAAATAATATGGCAGAAAGAACAGTTAGCAAAGCAAGCCCAAAAGGTGGTCGTAGGGGTTGTTTATGTGAAGACAACACTTACAAAAAAAAATGTTGTGACGGAACTTTACACGCTCAAGGAATTGGTAAAACAGCGAGTGTACCACCTCAAAATGTAACGGCAACGGAAGTAGACGGGGTTAGAGTTACAACACGTCAAAACGGATAAAAAGGTAACAGAATAATAATTTAAAACGTTTAAGAATTATGAACACAAGAAAGACAGTTTATAACAAGTTGTTTTTAAATCAAACAACTGAATTATCAACTCAAGAAGTTGAATTGGCAATGTTTAAATCAGTTCAAGAAATTGAAAAACAATATGCCGACTTATTAGCTAAATCAAATGAAGCATCAAAATATGTAAAAGCCATAAATGATGCTAAAATGGGTTTAAATAATTTAGGAAAATCTTTGAATGTACTTGCTGATGCTTTTATTAAGGATGCAAATAGTACAATCACAGAAGCTAAAGCGTTAGGTTTACAAGCCCCAGCGTCCGTTACTAATTTACCAAGCTTTGCAAAAGGAATAAAAACAAAAGCTACTGCATTGTTTAAATTATCAAATGCTATTGATGCTAACATTAAAAACTTATAAACACGGAAAATGAATACAAATCAAATCTTAAACAAAGTTCGAACACTTTTAGGAATGGAAGTAAAGTTAGAACAAATGAAATTAATGGACGGAGTAACAGTTTTAGAAGCTGAATCATTCGAACCCGATATGGAAGTTTTCGTAGTTACGGAAGATGAGCAAAAAATACCTTTGCCAGTTGGGGAGTACGAAATGGAAGACGGACGTATTTTAGTTATCGAAAACGAAGGCATCGTTAAAGAAGTGAAAGAGAAAATGGAAGAGGAGCCAGTAATGGAAGAAGAGCCAACGGTAGAGGTAGAAGTAGAAGCGGAAGCAGCTAAACCAACAGCAGCTAAAAAAACTATTGAAAGCGTAGTTAAAGAAACTTTCTTCTCAGAAATCGAAGCATTGAAAACTGAAAACGAAACTTTAAAAGCTGAATTATCTAAAATAAACAAAGTTGAGGAAGTAGAATTAAGCGAAGAGCCGAAGCCTATTTCATTTAATCCTGAAAACACGAACCCAATTGAAAGAGTAAAAATTGCTTCTAAAAGACCACGTTCAATAATGGACACAGTTTTAGAAAAAATAAATAAGTAATATATAAATTTTTAAATAAATAAAAAATGCCAACAACAACTTCAATTACAACAACTTACGCTGGCGAGTTCGCAGGTAAGTACATTGCGGCAGCACTTTTAAGCTGTCCAACTTTAGAAAAAGGCGGAATCACTATCATGCCTAACGTTAAGTACAAACAAGTTATTAAAAAGGTAGCTACTGACGGAATCATTAAAAACGGAACTTGTGACTTTGACCCAACGTCAACAGTTACTTTGACTGAAAGAGTTTTGCAACCTGAAACTTTCCAAGTTAACTTACAATTGTGTAAAACAGATTTCCGTTCAGATTGGGATGCTATTCAAATGGGTTATTCTGCGTTTGACGTATTGCCTAAGTCTTTTGCTGATTTCTTAATCGCACACGCTGCTGAGAAAGTTGCTCAACAAATGGAATTAGTTATTTGGGACGGTAACAACGCTTCTGCTGGTGAATTTTCAGGAATCATGAGACAATTAGACGTAGACGCTGCTTTGCCTGCAGGTCAAAAAATCGCAGGTACAACTGTAGACGCTTCTAACGTTGTTACTCAATTAGGTTTAATGATTGACGCTTTGCCTGCTGCATTGTATGGAAAAGAGGATTTAACACTTTATGTTTCTTCAAACATCTATAGAGCTTACGTTCGTGCATTGGGTGGTTTTGCTGCTAACGGTGTAGGTGCTAACGGTTACGATAACAAAGGAACTAACCAAGTATTGAATGATATCTATTTTGATGGTGTTAAAGTATTCTTGGCTCCGGGTCTTGCAACTAACACAGCTTTACTTGCTCAAACTTCTAACTTGTTCTTCGCGACAGGTTTAATGAGTGACTTGAACGAAGTTCGTGTAATTGACATGGCAGAAAACGATGGTTCTCAAAACGTTCGTGTTGTTATGCGATTTACTGCAGATGCTAAATACGGTTTTGCTCAAGACGTTGTTACTTACGGAATCTAATTAATAACAAAATAATTTAGGGTGGTGAAATATACACCACCCTTTTTTTTTAACTAAAAAAACTAAAAAGACATGAGCTGCGATATAGCAAACGGAAGATTAGAAGCGTGTAAAGACTCAGTTAGTGGGTTAGACGCTATCTATATTATTAACTACGGGACATATAACCCTGATTCAACTGCGTTAGGTGGGGATGTTACTTACGACGGTACTTACACTGATTTAATTACACAAATTAGAAGCGTTACTACTGTTTACAAGTTTGAATTGAAAGGTGCTAACTCTTTTGAGCAAACTATCCAAACAAGCCGTGACAATGGAACTACTTTCTTTGAGCAGGCGTTAACTATCCAATTAAAAAAGCAAGACGTTGTTACGCACAAAACTGTTAAATTATTAGCTTACGGACGTCCTAACATTATTGTTAGAACAAAAGCAAACCAATTTTTTATAGCAGGTTTACAAAGAGGTTGTGACGTAACTGCAGGCACTGTATCTTCAGGGACTGCAATGGGTGACTTTAATGGTTACGGATTGACATTTACAGGAATGGAAAATGTACCTGCAAATTTCTTGGATTGTTCAAGCGAAGCGGATTTATTAAGCGTTGTTTTAGACGGTGCGTCTGTAGTAACAAACTAAAACTTTCTGTTTCTCCATAGGTTTAAACCCTGCCTTAATCGGTGGGGTTTTTTTATGTTTAGAAACAAGAACACAAAACAAACGTTTATTAAATATGAACGTATTAACAACAACTACCGACTCTCAACCTTTGGTTATCGTTCCTCGTTCTACTACGTTTGATGAGCTTATATTTACGGATGATAGCACAAACGTTCCTATAGAAATTACAATTAACAGCGTAGAAGATAAAAGCTATTACCAAATCTTAAACGTTCTTTGTGAATTAATAGAAAATAGGTTTTACAATGTGGAATTATTTAACGAGGGAGATTTAATTTTTAGAGGTAAAGTGTTTTGCACCGACCAACCAATAGTAAGTTTTTCGGTTAATAACGGGAAGTATGTTAGTAATTCAACAACAAATCAGTTTATAGTTTATGAATAATTTTCACGTAATAAATTTAGCAAAATACGAACCGCCTCAAGTAGTAGAATCCAAAAGAGAAGATTGGGTTACTTACGGGGAATCAAATTCTTATTTTACTTTTCTTATAGATAGATACAAAAACAGTACTACCAATAACGCAATTATAAACAATATAAGCCGTTTAATTTACGGTCGTGGGTTATTTGCTATTGACGCAAATAGAAAGCCTAACGAGTACGCTCAAATGATGACTTTATTCAATCAGGATTGTTTAAGAAAGTTAAGTTTTGAATTAAAGGCGTTAGGGCAATGTGCATTACAAGTTCATTATGACAAAGCACATACAAAGGTTTTAAAGACTTACCACATTCCTGTTCAATTGTTAGCACCTGAAAAGTGCAATAAAGACGGAGAAATAGAAGCCTATTATTACTCAGATAATTGGGAAGACACAAAAAAGTATGCACCTAAAAGAATCAGTGCTTTTGGCTTTTCAAAAGACGAAATAGAAATACTTTACATTCAGCCTTATAGCTTAGGAATGAAGTATTTTAGCTATGTTGATTATCAAGGTGCTTTAAGCTATGCGCTATTAGAAGAAGAAGTGTCGAATTATTTGATTAATGAGGTGCAAAATTCTTTTTCAGGGACGAAAATCGTGAATTTTTCTAATGGAGTCCCGACCCCCGAAATGCAGGACGAAATTAGTCAACAAGTTTTAGGAAAATTAACGGGTTCAAAAGGACGAAAAGTAATTGTAAGCTTTAACGACAATAAAGAAAACGCAACTACGGTTGAAGATATACCTTTAAACGACGCTCCAGAACATTACACTTACTTAAGTGAGGAATGTTTACGTAAAATTATGTTAGGGCATAACGTAACAAGTCCTCTTCTTTTTGGGATTGCTTCGGGTAATGGTTTTAGTTCGAATGCTGACGAGTTAAGAAACTCAAGTATTTTATTCGATAATATGGTTATTAAGCCGTTTCAAGACCTTTTAATAGCTTCTTTGGATAGAATATTAGCTTTTAACGGAATATCGCTTAAATTGGCTTTTAGAACGTTACAACCTTTAGAATTTACGGACGTAGAAAACGCACAAACAGAAGAGCAAGTAGCTGAAGAAACGGGAACAATGTTAAGTAAAGATTCTGTAATTGCACAAGCATTAATTGATTTAGGCCAAGATGAACCCGAAAACGCTATTTTAATAGATGAGTTTAGCGTAGATTATGAAACAGACGATAGCGAGAACGAAACGCTTTCTAAAGAGTCTAAACAAAGTTTATTAAGCAAATTAGTTAACTTAGTTTCAACGGGTGACGCACGACCAAACATTACAAGCAAGCAAGACGATGTAATAGACGGAGTTAAGTTTATAACTCGTTATGTTTATGCAGGTGAAACGACATCTAAAAGCCGTGAATTTTGTAAAAGAATGATACAGGCTAAAAAGATTTACCGAAAAGAAGACATTATGAATATGTCTAAACAAGTAGTTAACGAAGGTTGGGGGCCAGAGGGCAAAGATATTTATTCAATTTGGTTTTACAAAGGTGGCGGTAATTGTCATCATCGTTGGAATAAACGAGTTTATGCAACTTTTAGCGGTAAAGCAATAGACGTAAACAGCAAAGAACTTAAACAAATAGCCGTTCGCAAAGCTGAAAAACTTGGGTACGTAGTTAAAAACGATTCTAAAGTTAGCACGCTTCCAAAAGATATGCCTTTTAATGGCTTTTTACCAACGAATAAAAGATTTAATTAATGGCTGAAGTACTTTTTATAACCAGAGATGACATAGTTCGTTATACGGCTTTAAACGGCAATGTAGACACGGATAAATTTATTCAGTTTATTAAGATAGCTCAAGACGTTCAAATAGAGAATTATTTGGGAACTAAATTAGTTGAAAAATTAAAACAACTAATTGAAGATAACGAGGTAAACGATGCAGGAAACGAAGACTATAAATTTTTATTAGAAGGTCACGTTAAATGGATGTTGATATATTGGGCGATGTACGAATATATGCCGAACGCAGCTTATACAATAGCAAACAAAGGTGTTTACAAACATTCAAGTGAGAATGCTGAAAACGTAGAAAAAAACGAAGTTGACTATTTACGAGAATATTACAAGACATTAGCGGACAGATATACATCTCGTTATTTAGATTACATAATAAACAATTCTGCTTTATTTCCTGAATACGATGCAAATGAACCAGGAGACGTTTATCCGAATGATAACATAAATTACGGAGGTTGGATTTTATGAAGACATACAAACCAAAAAAGGAAAATATTAACAAGTTACTCGTTTACTTAAAAAAGCTCGATGGCAAAGATAAAGATAAGTCAACTAACAGCAAAGGCTGCTAATTTAGATAACGCTGATTTAGTTCCGATAGCAGAAGACGCTGGTGGAGGTATATACGTTACAAAGTCTGTTACAGGGCAAGAAATAATTGACTCAACTGGTACAGTAACAAGCGTTGATTTAACTATGCCGTCAGCATTCACAGTTACAGGTAATCCAATAACAACAAGTGGAACTTTAGCAGTTACGGGTGCTGGAGTTGTTTCTCAATATGTAAGGGGTGATGGTTCGTTAGCTAACTTCCCTTCCGTTTCGGGTGGTGGTGCTTCAACATCTTATTATTTAAATGGTTCGGTAAACCAAGGAACAATTGGTGGTGTTACTTATTACGAAATGAATAAGACACCTATATTAGGAGCTGGAACGGATTTCATTCGAACAAATGGTGCGGGGAATGGTTACATCGCTTCATTCTTAACTGATGCAAATGACCCAAATTTATTAAAGATACCGGGCGGAAATTGGAATTTAGAATTTTATTTTTCTGCTTCAAGTAGTGGAAGCACACCTTCGTTTTATGTAGAACTTTATAAATACGATGGAACTACGTTTACGTTAATCGCTTCAAATTCTACAAATCCTGAAATCATAACAAGTGGCACTTCAATAGATGCTTATTTTACAGCCCTAAGTGTTCCTGAAACTGTTTTATTAGCAACGGATAGATTAGCAATTCGAGTTTATGTAACTACGGCAGGACGAACAATTACAATGCATACTGAAGATAACCATTTAAGTCAAATAATTACGACATTCACAACGGGTTTAACTGCATTGAATGGATTAACTGACCAAGTTCAAAATTTAGCAGTAGGAACAAGTGGAACGGATTTCGGAATTAATTCAACTGGTTCAACTCATACTTTTAATTTACCAACAGCTTCGGCTACAAACAGGGGTGCATTAAGTACAACTGACTGGAGCGCGTTTAATGGCAAACAAAATGCAATAACATTAACGACAACAGGAACAAGCGGAGCGTCAACATTAGTTGGTTCAACTTTGAATATACCGACTTATGCAGCTGGTTTAACTTACTTTACAGAAGCACAAAACACAACTGCTCCGAATGCAACAACTCCCGTAGATAGTTTAACAGCGGTTAGTGCTGCGACGAATGCCGACTTTGCAATAATACCAAAAGGGAACGGTGCAATTATAGCTGATATTCCTGATAATTTAGTTTCGGGTGGAAATAAAAGAGGTACGGGAGCGGTTGATTTGCAATTAAGTAGGCTTACAAATACTGAGGTAGCAAGTGGAAATAATAGTGTTATCTCTGGAGGTTATAGAAATAAAGCAACCAATACTGATGCTTCAATTGGTGGAGGTATTGATAACACAGCATCAGGTACACAATCAAGAGTTGGAGGAGGTCAAAGTAATGGAGCCTCATCTGATTTTGCAACCGTTGGAGGAGGTATTTCTAATTCGGCAAGTGCATCAAGAACTACCGTAGGTGGTGGACAAGGTAATACTGCGACAGCTTATGCTGCATCTTCGTTAGGTGGTTTTGGTAATGTTTCAACTAACAACTATGCATCTAATATAGGTGGTCAAAGTAATACTGCAAGTGGTCAATATGCTACAGTACTTGGTGGTCAAAGTAATACTGCAAGTGGTTCTTATTCATTAGCAGGTGGATTTAATTCTATTGCAAATGCAAGTTATAGTCAAGCATTAGGTTATGGTGGAAATGTTAATAGTGTAATTGGTAGAAATGCTTATGGAAAATTGCATACTGCTGTTGGTGATGCTCAAACATCTACTTTTATATTTGCTCAAAGAACAACAGGATTAATACCTGTGGCTTTTACTATTGATGGAACAGGCCCAGCTACCAATAATCAATTAATTTTAAATAATAATTCCTCGTATAGATTTAAAGGAACTATCATAGCTAAACAAACAGCAAGCACAAATGTAGCGGCTTGGGATATTGATGGGTTGCTTGTAAGGGGTGCAAATGCTGCAGCTACTACGTTATTAGTTTCTAATGTAACATTGGTGTCTAACATACCATTATTTGGGACTCCAGTTTTAAGTGCTGATACAACAAATGGCGGTTTGAGAATACAAATCACAGGTCTATTAACTACTAATATTCAATGGGTAGCTAACATACAAACTACGGAAGTAATTTATTAAAATGGAAAACTATAATACACTATTGATTTTTGGCTATGGTCAAACTCAATTAATTACAGATATAGAAACTAAAATTGTTGAATCAGATAATTTGATATTTTTGAATGCAGTTATTAAAAATGTTTATGCAAATAAACCAATTGACAATAAATCTTCAAACGAATTCACAAGGATAACAATTTATAATGCTGATTTTGCTGATTGGATAAATAGCAATCCTGATGACTATTTTAAAGTTGCTTATTCTGAATTAAATAAGTCTTTAATAGATTCTTTAGTATTAGAAATTAAAAATAAATAAATGCTACCAATTACACAAATCTTAGATATTATTAAAAAGCAAGGAGCAACGGGAGTTCTTGCGTTATGGTTATGGTACACGCATTCAGATGTTCAAGACCTTAAACACCGTCTTTATGACTGTTACGGAAAAGGTAAAAGCTCGTCTTTAACTAAAGAAATTGAAGGTACTGAAACATACGCCGTAATACCAAAAGACGAAATAAACGAAGAATGAGTTACGACTGGCTAAAAGACGAAAAGTCACCGCGAATATTAGTGCAAGCCGTTAAACAACTTGGAGTTAAAGAGTTTGTAGGCAAAGAGCATAACCCTATAATTTTAGGTTGGGCAAAAGAGTTAGGACTTTCAAACGTTTACACAAACGATGAGATTCCATGGTGCGGTTTGTTTATAGCTTACTGCGTAAAGTCTGCAGGGTTAGAAGTAGTTGAACGTCCGTTATGGGCTTTAAACTGGAATAAGTTCGGTAATCGTGTTTCTGAACCAATGTTAGGAGATGTTCTTACATTCAAAAGAAACGGCGGAGGACACGTAGGAATTTACGTAGGTGAAGACGATACACACTATCACGTTTTGGGCGGTAATCAAAATAACTCGGTAAGCGTTTCACGTATCGCAAAGAGTAGATTAAATCAGGCACGTAGAACAGCATGGAAAATAGCACAGCCTGCAAATGTTCGAAAGGTTAAATTAGAAGCAAAAGGAGTAATAACAACAAACGAAGCATAAAATGGCAAAGAAAAATTTAAACGTAAATATTGACACGGATAATATAGATGTTAATGTTGAACGAAAAGACGGAGAAGTAAAAGTTAACTACGACTCTAAAAATTTAGATGTAAAGGTTGAGAAGACCGCTGACAACGTTGAGGTGAAAGTTGACGCACAAAGCGGTTTTTTCAAATTAGTAGGAAAAATACTTTCAAAAGTTTTGTTGCGTAGAATAAAGTAGTATATTTGTAGCGCATAATTTCATAATTGAAAGATTAATTGTTAATGGAAACCCTTACTTCGGTAGGGGTTTTTTAGTTTCAATAAAAAATATCTGAAAAAAATGTAACTATATTAAATAATATAACGTATATTTGTCAAAACAATTAAATAAAACATTATGAAAAATTACTTTTTAGACTTATTAGACCAAGTTACACCAGCGAATGAAGAACACAAAGAGTTTTTAAAGGTCGTTACGTTCGGTTTAACGCTGTTTGTAACTACGTTTGGTGTATTGCTATCACTTTTTATTTTAATGCCATGAGAACGAATAAAAACACGAACCCAACTTTAATAGAGATTATTAATTACTGGCATGATCAAAAGAAAAAAAACACGGGACGTTTAAATATGCAGCTTTATATGAAAGTTTGTGAGGCTAAGGCGTATAGTGTTAGGTGGAATGAAGATAATAAAACATGGACAAGAATATGAAAACAGCAGTAGAATGGTTAGAGCAACAATTATTTAATAAGCGAGGAAAGTTTAATAAATCAGATATTGAACAAGCCAAAGAAATGGAGAAAGAGCAGATAATGTGGGCGCACGAGTCAGGGATTGGATGCATTGATTATGGTTATGCAAAAGATTATTATAATGAAACCTTTAAATCAGAAGAATGAAAGCAAATGAATTAAGAATAGGAAATTTAGTAATGCATTATAATGATTTATGTACGGTAATTGGTTATTATGATGATATATTTATAGCTCAATCTTTTGATAAAATAGATTTTAAAAGCAATGTATTTAATTTACAACCAATTCCACTAACAAAAGAATGGCTTTTGAAGTTTGGGCTTATTGAATATATTGATTTTGGAGTTAAAATGGGAACTTATGATAAAATGCCATTATGTGGATTTACTTATTCAATTCATACAAAAAAAGTAATGATTATGCACACAGGCAATTCAATTTCTCATTGGTTAAACATTGATATTAACTATGTTCACCAACTTCAAAATCTTTACTTTGCACTTACTGGTAAAGAATTAACATTTAAATCAGAATAGAATGAAATACGTAATAATTGGATTGTCTGCGTTAATTATTGAAATATGTTCGACTTTTTACATTCGGTTTGTAGCCGAGGGTGAAATTTACGGAATGATGTTTTTTGCTTTTATAAGCCCGTTTTTAGGTTTACCCTTCATTGGTTATGTAGTAGAGTCTAAAACGTGGTTAGAACGCATTAAAATGGCTTTCTCAAGTGCTTTTGGTTATTTATTTGGTTCTATT